TGCGGTCATTGCGGTAGAGCTTGCAGTTACTGCGGTCATGGCGGTATTGCTCTCAGTCATCGCCCGCGCCTGACTGCGCGAATTGATTGCCTGCACAAAGCTAGCCAGATTGGCCCCGGTGCCCAGATAGGTTTGCAGTTGCGCACCACTGAGGGTGCCTGCGAGCAGGTTGTTGATGATGCTGATGCCGTTGACGATGCCCATGATGATGTCCTTACTGTTTGATGACTAAAACTTGCCATGTACTCGCACTCAAGGCGGCTGTGGCGGCTGATGCGTTGCGGATGGTGACGGTGACGGTGTTGGCGGCTGACACATAGGCCACATAGGACAAGCGCCCTTGGTCGGCTGTGCTGGTGCCAAATTGGTCGCCGGGGTTGACGATGACCGAATCGCCCACTGCGGCCCCGGTGACGGTGACGGTAAAGCTGCTGCTGGCGACGGTTGCCAGCGAGGTGAGCGACATGGTAAAGCTGCCCCGCAGGAATTTGCCGCTCAAGGTGCTGACGGTGGCATCTAGGGTCGACACACTCCCGCTTAGGTCGTCCATATCCGCAAGGGTGGCCGCATAGACATAATCAGGATCAGCAGCGGCCAAGAGCCATTGGCCTGACGCAGTGGAGAAGGCGGTTTCGTCGTCGTCCAATAGCACAGAGCCTGCAAACCAGTTGAATAGCCCCAGCCCCACCACGATCACAGCGTCCCCGGCTGCGGGGGACAGGGTGCGTAGCGTGGCGCGGGAGGTGTAGGGGTAGACTTCGGCGCCCGTTTTTATCTTTGTCCACACAGCGGAGACGCCGGGGACGGCTGTGGTGACGTTAGCCAGCGGCGTGTTGAGCGCCCAAAACGCGCCCAGATGGGCCACGCTGGCGGGCATAGCCAGCGCGCCGGTGAGCGCAGACCAGTTGCCCTTGAAGTTGGCCCCTGATGCGCTGGTGGCGGCTGTGTTGGCGCTGGATAGGGCGGCTGCGGCACTGCCTACCGCGCTGGCTTCTTTGGCGTTGACATTGGCGTTAAGCGCGTTCATTTCAGTCTCAAATTGCGGTAACGCGCCCAGAAACGCATCGCCACGATCCGCAAAGAGTGCGGGGCCGTCAGAGCGCAGGGGTGGTGTAGGCAAACTCATGTCAAGCCCTCCACCTGGAGTGACAGGTTGCCGAATGAGTAGTTGTCAATGCTGATCTCCCAATCTTTGTAAAAGCCATAAATGATCATGCTGGTGTAGAGGTTGCCCGCGCCTACCCACACCAGCGGGGTGCTGCGGTACTGGGCCAGCAGGCGCGATACGTTGTCGATGTCGTTTTTCATAACGGCGACTTTGGCATTCATGCGCTTGGAGTAGGCGCGTTTGATGACGGTGGTATTGCCAAACACGTTAGTGTCTTTGCGGCTGTAGTCGATGATGCCGATGGTGGGCTGGTACTGCGTGTCTCCCAGCTCTGCGTACAGGCCCACAATCAGCGCGCCAATGGAGACGGTGCCGCTGGTTTTGGACAGGGTGACTGTAAGCACGCCCTCGGAGTAGGCGGGGATGTCGAGCAGGCTTGCGTCCACGAGGTCGGTGATGACCAGGGCGTCTTGCTGGTAGACAGGCTCATAGAAATACTGATACCAGTCGCCTACCGCGTTGCCGGTGGTCATGTTGACTGAGGCTGTGTACACGGGTGCGCCTGAGACGGTGAGCGTGACGGTGATTAACCCGGCATCGACTTGCATCAGGGCTAGGCTGTTAAACCTGCCCGGTGCCAGCACCACGGTCAGGGTGTCGGTGGCGCTTGTGGCAGTGCCGACCAGCCCGTCAAACATGGCCCAGCGGTTGGTGGGCGATACCTCCAGCCAGCGGGGGGTGGCGCCGGTGGTGGCTAGCTCGGGCAGTGTGGCGTTGACGCCTGCAATCAGGCACTCATAGATGCGGTGCGTGGTGGTGCGTATGACGCGCTGGCCTACGGTGTAGCTGGTGGCGGCAAGCCATGCGGCGTGGTCAGTCTCGGGCGCGGTGCTGCTGGTCAGGCGGGCGTCTGTGATGGTGGTGGGTCTGATAAATTTCATGTGTAGACCTCGGTGAGCAGGGCGCGTCCACCTTCGGATGCGGTTTCGAACTGCTGGGCAAATTTGCGGGTGTTGGCTGCAGTGGCATCACCTGACGCTTTGAGGTTTGCGACCTCTTGGCGCAGGGCGCGGATTTCGGCAATCAGTTCGGCGTTGTTGTTGCCCGGCTTAGATGCATTGGGGTTGTACGGGTTGTACGCCTTGGGGATGATGGCCTCCCCTTCGTGCAGGTAGGCCAACCCCTCTTGCGTGTAGTTGGTGCCTTGCGCAAATTTTGGGATGCCAGCACCCAAGAAAAACTCACTTACCGCATCTGTAGACCAGCCGATTGCCGCTGCAATCTCAGCTTGTGTGGTGCCGACTTGCATGGCTTTGCCATAAATGGCTTGGGCAAGTGTTGCGCCCGACATGGTGGCCTGAGCCATCGTGATGTAGTCGCGGATGGCCTGTGCCCTTGCTGCTGACGTGGTGGCGGCGTTGGCCGCTGTGTTGGCCGCTGTGTTGGCTGATCCCACTGGCGTGGTGCCTGCAATCGTGGTGGCAGCACCTGCCAACGTATCGGCGCTTATGCCGTAGTTGTTTTGCGCGGATACGGCAAGGTTTGCAGCGTCGCCACCTTTTGCAAAGTAGTCAATGAGCGCGGCTGATACCTCTTTTAGCGTGTATCTTTGCGCCGCCGCACTGGTGCCGCCTGTGGCAAAGATGCTTTGTGATGCCAGTGCAAGGTCAACGGCTTTCAAGTGGGCATTGCGCACAATGTCTAGTGCGGCCTGATCTGCCTGAAATTTCTCAATAGCGTCTTTGACAGACAGAACCGAGGCATTTAGGTCGATAAACCCGCTGACTTGCGTGTCAAGCTGTTGCAGGGATAGCTCTGCAAGGCTTGCTTGCGTGTTGGCAATGGCGGCTGTGGCTGTAGCTGAGTTGGCCAGCTTGGCGATTTCTCGCTCTGCTTGCTCCCGCGTGCCTGAGCGGGCGATGATGCTTTCCTTCAACTGCCCTCCCACGCTTACGGCTTTGGCTGCTGCGTCAGTGTCGCCCAGCCGGGCCATGTCGTTCAACCGGGCGTACTCAGCACTCAGGCGCTCGAATGATTGAGCCGGCGTGTCAAGTGAAGATGCAAGGCTGCTGGCGAAGTCTGCAAAGGTCTTGCCGATGCTGGCGAAGCGTTGCTGTGTGGCCTTGAGCGCCGCCGACTCTGCATCGTAGGCTGTCTTGATTCCTGCGCGGGATGTGTTGATCATTTGCTCTGCGCTGGCAACGTCAGAGGCGAGGCGTGACACCATGCTCGATAGCAGCGAAGAGATTGCTGCGGCTGTAGCGATTGCGGCATCGGCAAGTGCGCGAGAATTTTCCTCTGCTACTTTTGTGGCCTCGGTTGCTGCTGTGTTGAGGTCTTGCTGTGCGTAGACCTGACGCATGATGGCGCGGGTACTTTCGTCTGCGGCGTCCCGCAGGGCAATGCTTCGGTCTGTTTGAGCGCCGGTGAGCACGTCTAACTGGTCTTGCCATCCTTGGTTGGTTTTGGCGAGTGCTTCGGCGGCTGCTTTGGATGATTCTGCTACCGCGTCAAATGCCGGGGCCAGCTCGTTCATGGGGCCTTGCAGGGCCAGCAGGCTGGCGTAAGCTGTGCGGTTAGCCTCGACGCTCATATCTTGACCAGCAGCAAGCTCAACCATGCTCCGATAGGCGGCGCGGGCGCTTTCATCCAGCACAGGCATTGTTTTGCCAAGTGCTGTGAATGCCTCGCTCGTATTTTCAATGAGCTTGGCGCGTTGTTCTTCTTGCGTGTAGAAGTTTTGGTAGTACGCGCCCATTTGCGCTGCGTAGCGTTCAGCACCCCCAAAGGCGTCAACCAGCAGGCTGGCGGTGTTGGCACCTTTGAGGCCGACTTCGGTCAGTTTGTTGCCGAGCAAGTCGGATGTACCGTTGACAAGCGTGATGCTGGTGGCAAGGCGTTGCAGGGTTTGCGAGGCGGTTTCGCCGTCCCGTGCGAATTCGCTTGGGGTGTAGGTGCTGGTCTTAACCTGTCGCTCTACTTGACTGTAGGTAATGTCGCCGCCTTCGCCGCCTCCACCGCTGATGATCTCATCGATGACGGTGGCAACGGTTTCTTTGTAGCTGCCGATGATGGTGCGGGCCAAATCCTCAGACACACCTGACATGTACTCTTTGTAGATCGCTTCGTCCTTGGTCTTGTCGCCGGTAAATGTAAGCCGGATGGCTTTGGAGAAGCCGGCCACACTGTCAGCAGACAAGCCCAATGCACTGGCTGCGCCCTTGGCAGCAGTCTTGATGGCGTCAAAGTCTGTATTGATGGCTTTTGCCATCGTGGCGTCGAGCGCCTTCAACTCGTCCCAATACTTTGGGCCACCGAACAGATAGCCGGATTTGCGCAGTTCCGTAAAGCTGCTCAGGCTTTGGTTGTCGCCGCCCAATGTGCCGGTGATGCCTTCTCCGACTTTCTTTGTGGTGCGGAATGCGCCGAATGCGGCCAACACCCCCGCACCTATAGCCAGCGGGCCAGCGACTGCACCGAGCGCCTGCCCAATGCCTGCGGAGATGCCCGCAGATGTGCCTGTGGCGATGCTTGCCAGCCCACCCTCAACAGCCAACCCGAGCGTGCTGAAACCGCTGGCGAATGTTGTTGACAGGCCGGACATAAAGCTGGTGCCAAAGGAGGACATAGCCAGCGATATGCCACTCAATGCGGTTGACGCGGTTCCTGCTGCACCCGCCGCACTAGCCGCCCCTGACAAGCCAAGTGCGCCGCCAATAGCAGCAGACACGGGCGACATGATGGCGCTGATGACAGGGCGCAGGATCATCGTTTTGAACATATTGACCACGGTGTCGCGCAGGGTTTTTGCAAAGCCTTTGCCGGACTCGAAACCGCGCATGAGGGCGTCGGTTAGCGTGCTGTTGATTTGGTCGCTGGTGCGCTTCCATTCGGCGGCTGCGTCGGCTGCTGATTTCTTCACAGATTCGCGTGCGTCCTTGGAGTCGATAGCGTTAGCCAGTAGCTTGCGCTGCTCAATCTCGCGGGCAATGGCTTGCGCGGCTGCATCGTTGTTGCCGATCAACTCCATCACGCGCTTCTCTTCTAAGCGCTTGATCGTGATGCCTTCAATGGCCTGCGCTAGGCTGATATTTTGCTCTGTGGATATGCGTAATGCAGTCTCTTCGTCATTCAGTTTGAGCACGTTTTCAGCTACGGCGTCGGCGCTCTTGTTGAGTGATTCAATGTACTTGTCGTTGGCTTTTGCCAAGTCATCCATCATCTTTTTATAGGCGTCGTTGGCGTCCTCTACTGCTTTTCCGTCAGCAATAGCAAGGGCGCGACTTAGCCTGATTCGCTCATCTTGAATGCGCCGTGCGTCGGTGTTTTCTTTGATTGCTTTTGTGGATTTCTTTGAGGATTCCTCAAACTTCTTTTGGATGCCCTCTACCTCTTGCGTGTACTTCGCAAGGTTCTCCGGTGTCTGAGAGACTTTGGCGAAGCGCTCTTTTGCCGCTGCGATGGCCTGCTGCATCTGCACGGCTTTGCTCAGGTACTTGTCTGATTCTTTGTCAAACTCAACCTGAGACTTCACAGATGCTGCGCGTTCGGCTGCGTACTGTGCAGACAGTTGCTGATTCTTGAGTAGCTCTTGATAGCCCTTGAGTTGGTTTTCTGCTTCACTCAGTTTCACCAAGTCGGATGCGTTGCCGTAGATAGAGTTGGCCGCTTGCTTGCGAATGTCCACCATCTTTTGTGCGGCTGCAACTTGGCCTTCTAAGCCCGCATCGCGTCCAATACCTTTGATGGCGTCCCATGTTTCAACCACGGCAGATTTAACGCTCATCCAAGAACGCTGAACGGTGCCCAGGTTCTTTTCCATGTCGCCAGCCATTGACGCTGTGGCCTTGTTGAATTCCTCTTGTGCAAGCGCTGCGGCATCCGTAACGCGGCCCTGTTCTGTCAATGCCTTGATCTGGTCATAGACAGTCTGGGTAAGGTAGCCCATTGTTTCATTGAGTTTCAGCGTGGCCTCAAGCGGTGCCTTGCGCAATTCCTCAAACTTCTTAACGGTGTCGCCAATAGCTGTGCCGGTGACTTTCTCAAACCTGATCGCTGTGAGCGTGAATTGCTCCAGATTCTCAGCGCCGATTTTCCCAGACGCTGCGAAAAGTCCGAGGGCTTCAGCGGCTGCGCCTTGTGTGCCTGATATTTGATCAATGCTTGACGCCATAGCCATCAATTGGCCCGTGGTGACGCCAGCCTGGTTGCCCGACAAGATCAATGCGCTATTGAATGCGCGTGACTCAGCCGCGCCTGCTTCGTAAGCAATAGCAAGGCCAGCCGCTGCGCCTGCTGCGAGCGTGTAAGGGTTGATCAACCCAAGCACATACCCGCCCAACGCCTTCGCAGCGTTACCAGCACCGCCGAACATATCCTTGAGTTGTCCACCCTGCTGCAAGAACACCGTCAATGGTGCTTGCCCGCCTTGGATAGATGTCACGATGTCGGTGAACTGAGCGGGGACACCGCGCAAAGCGTTTGCCGTAGCAGCAGCAGACATGCCGATCTTGTCCAGCGATTGCCCGCCCGACAACATGGCCGCACTCGCCTGCGCTTGCTTCACCTTGACGGCTTCGAGTTGATCAAGGTATGGCTTCAGAACATTGGCGTCAACACCACGCTGATTTGCCAGTGCCTTGTAATACTCAACGCTACCCCGTGCGCCTGAGTCCATCAGCGCTGTCGTGCGCTGAATGCTGGACACCATTGATTTAGTAGCTTGCTCTATCTTTTGTGCAGACTGAGTTGTCCCATCACCCATCCCGCCCAGCTTGTCGCCTGTGTCTTTTGCGGTGTCGCTAAGCTCTTTCAGCTTTGTCTTGACGGTTCGCGTGACTGTCTCAAACGAGCCGTCAAGCGCTGCGCCGACTTTTAACTGTGCTGTGGATTCGGACATTGTTAATCAGTCTTTTTGTTCATGATGGATAAGGCTTCGGCTTCGATGATGCGAATGTCATCAAACAAGATTTCGTAATCGTCAGGGTGCAGTCTCATGCGATCCATGCGCAAAAAGAAGGGCGAGTAATCCAGCCCAGTGCAACCCGCAGCGCCCACGCGCCATTGGGTTGACAGGGTGGAAAACAGGTTGATTGCGCGGGCGTTTTCTGGCCAGAGTTCGCAGGTTTCTTGTTTTGCCGCTTGAGCCGCTGCAAGTCCAGCCAGAAACGGGTTTGATTCAACCTGTGCTACTGGCGCGTAAAGTGCAGCGGTAGCGGCCTTTAGTTTTTTGTGCGGGCTGCTGTCAATTCAGACAGGTAGGCTTCGATGATTGCGCGGGCTGCACCGAGATAATTTTGGGTGAGCAGTTCGACGTTTTCACGATCAAAGGCGTCCTCCAAATCCCAGCCGCTTGCAATGTCAAGCACCACATCCACGTCCTCGCGGTCAGTGAGCGATTCAATAAAGGCTTTGAAAGCTTCGCGGGTGCGCGCCTTGAATGTGAATTGCACGGTTGCGGCTTTGTCGCCTGCTACCGGGATGGAAACTTTGCTGGTGAACGTGGGTTTTGCAACCAAAGACAATTTAGCCATTTTGAAACTTTCGTGAGGGTGAGAAATGCCCATACCCACCCAGCGCTCCCTCACGAGGAGACACTGGGCGGGCGGTGCAGGGGTGGCGCTAGGCCAGTGATCAGTAAGAGATGGAGCGACCCAAAACGGTCATGGCAGCGTCAACGGTGTTGACCTGATTGCTGTTCAGCTTTGGCATTTCAGACACCGACAGGTAGCCGTAGCCGTAAGTGGTAGATCCGCCAGAAACAACCTGTTTAAAAGCGACTTTGGAGAGGTTGCGGCTAATTCCCAACATAGTGATGTAGGCCGCTTGTGTGGCGTCGTGAGCCATAGACAAGGTGATGCTGATAGCGTTGAAGCCGGTTGGGACTTTGATGCCGTTGCGCTTGCTTAGCAACTGAACATCAGTGAAGCGAGCGTCACCACCCGAACCGCTGATCGTCAGAATCTGAGGGATGACAGTCCAGGCGCTAACTTTTTGGGCCGTGCCAGCGCCAGTGCCTACCGGGAAAAATCCTGTGTTGCTGGTGTCCAGGCCTTGAATGCTGAATGTGTCAGCGGTTAAGACGGTGATCTTGAAAACGCTGTCAGTTGCATCTTCATAGCCGGATGTCAAAAGAATTTCGTCGCCTGTGGTGTAGCCGTGGGCGACACTGGTTGCAACTGCGGGATTGGCATTTGTGATGCCAGTAATTGTTTTGGCAGACGCGAAGGTCTGAGAAAATTGTTGGCTTGAGCCTTCTGCGAAATAGAGCGCCATAGCGATTCCTTTAGACGAAAAAAAACCGCATTGCTGCGGCTGGTTGCGCCCAGTGGGCGTAAAAAAACCCGCCTAGATTGCTCAGGGCGGGTTGTTGGGATGGTGTTATCTACCTCGTAGAAAACACGCTGAAATTCTGTGTACTGCTGTAAATCTTCACCTCGTCGGCGTAGTCACTAATCGGCGCATGAATTGCTGTTGACTGAAACACGGTAGCCGCTGCCATCACGCTCTCCACCTGCAAAGCCACGGCTGCACACGATGCCCTGCTATCGGCATACACGCCAATCTCAAAGCGCCCATGCTTCTTGTCTGGCAACGTGCCATCAATGAAGCTCAGAGCCTCGCCGCCCACCTGCTCAAACGTGATGAACGGGCGCACGGTGCCGAGTGGCGCGAAGTCGGGAAAGCAGCGATTGCTTACCAAGCCTTTTAAGACGGTGTAGAGGTCTGATTCAACTGACATTTTTCATCCTCTGTTCAAACTCTTTTGCCATGGCGTCGATTGCGCGTTGTTTAACCGTCTTTTCAGCCTTGCCAATGAAGTCGTTAGCCTTTGCGCCGCCTGCTGTGCCGAGCGCCACCATGAAGCCGTATGGCACCTTGCGATGGTTCCAAGCAACGTGATATTCGGCTTTGTCTTTGCTGCTGCCGCTCTTGGAATACACCTGATAAACAGCGTTCTTCAGTGAGCCGCTTTCAAACCAGTAGCTTGCTTTTCGTTTTGCGCCTGGTGACTTCTTGCCCTTCGCTGTGGTGCCTTGAAACCAGTGGCCTTTTTTACTGACTGGCACGGTGCCTAGCACTGCCTCGTAATACACCTGTGCGCCTGCCTGTGCTGCTGGCCTGATAGCTGTCTCAGCTTTCACCTTGAGCGCGTCGATTTGATCTGTCATCGCCTTGGCGTCAAAGTCAAACGTCAGCATTTACTACTCGCGCCACGCAATCCACATACTCTCGCTTGCCATCAGGCAACACAGCGTCAATCTCAAACACCTCATTGCCGTAAACAATGCGCTGGCCCGCGTTAACAGCCCTGTAGCGCATTCTTATGCTGCACTTGCTCACCGATACGTCAGCACCCGCCTTGAGCGTACTGAGGCCGCTCAGGTAGCGTATATCAGCCCACACGGTTGCAGTTGTTAGCCATGAGGTAGATGGCTGGCCTATATCGTCAAAAACCTCTAGCCTCGACTGAAGTTCTACGCGATTTCTGAGCAATCCAGCCTTCATGCAGCCTCCAACAATGGCAACTGCGCGGACTCAATGCGCTGTTTGGCAATTGCGAAATACTTGGCGCCTTGCTCAATGCCGATGAACTCGCGCCCGGTGTTGGCGCAAGCAACGCCGGTTGTACCGCTTCCCATGCAGTTGTCCAGCACCGTTTCGCCTTCGTTGGTGTAGGTGCGGATTAGGTATTCCATCAGGGCGACGGGCTTTTGTGTGGGGTGAACGCGCCCTGACTGGTCGGCATTGGAGATGGTGATAATCTCCTTTGGGAACCCCTCGCCGTTGTTGTCGTGCATTCGTTCTACACGGGCACCTCTGAACGCCTCCCCGTTGGAATCGTTTTTCTTTTCGGCCCTATGTTTTTTGGAGATTTTTTGTGGGTTGTACGGTGGAGATTCTTTGCAAAAAACAATCACGTCTTCAACGCTCCTCAATGGCGAAAACTTCGCATTGAGGCCGCTTCCCGGTTTCACTTTGTCCCACACCCATCTGTGCTTGTAATCTTTGGAATTACTCATAACAAGTGCGCTTGTAAACGGCTGGCTCGCCGTCAGCACAATCGCCCCATTGCGCTTAATCACCCGCTTGTAGTGCGCCCAAAGCGGCTCAAACGGAATCACGCTGTCCCACTTGCACGACGTGGTGCCATACGGCAAGTCGCACAAAATCATGTCCACCGAGCCATCAGGGATAGACGCCATCAGTTCGAGGCAATCGCCGTGCATCAGATTCATGCGTAGCACCTGAACGGGCTAAGCAAGTCCTGTGCAGCGCGTGGCACCTCAGCATCATCCTCGCGCACCTCAAACAGTCGCCCCAATATCAGCAGCATGGCCGCGATGATTAGCTCATTGATCACAACACCCTGGCGCGTGCGTGTGGCCGAATAAACCGCCCGCATGTAGACGCTCATAGCCTGGGCTTGCTCCATCAATGACAAGTCAACGTCCTCGATAGCGGCTGCAACAATGTACGCTGCGTCATAGGTGGCCTTGGCGGCAGATAGCATGGCTGGCACGGCTGCGATGGCTGCGTCTAGTGCGGATTGATCAGCGTAGACGTTGCATTGCAAATACTCAATCGCGCTGCGTTCTGCGGCTGCGATCTTGAGCGACAAATCCGCTTCGTCAAAGTCGCCGCGAAGATGCTGCTGCGCTTGTGTGAGTGTGAGAAATGACATTGTTTAGGCGTAAAAAAACCGCCACTAGGACGGTTTGTTATTGTGTGTGTTATCTACCTACCCAGCAAACACCCGTGTCGGGGTAGCTGGCACCACCACAAACGGAAGCAACTCATCGGGCAAGTTGCCTGCGACGTTGACGTGGTAGCCGGGGATCGCAGCCATTTCTGGGTACTCCATACCATCCTCACTTTGCAGCATCACGCCGGTGGGCTTGTGGATGGTGCCTACGAGGTCGAGGGTCAGACCTGCTGGAGTGGGTTGCTCGATGTCAAAGGCGTAAGGCATCAGGGTTTGTGCTTGGGCTTCGTTGGTGAATTTGAGGTAGTCGATCATGGTGCGCTCAGTGATCGAAGGGTCGCATTGGGTAAACGCGAGGAATAAAATCTGATGCTGCGGATGTGGCCGTTCCAATACGCTGCTACAAAAGACTTGCCAATCCACAATTCGTTCACGGTAGGTGGAGTACCGGACACATCGGTAACGGCGGAATCACCGTTCGAGGCTGCTGCGAAATCGTTTAGCTTATAGGCAACTGCACAGGACTTCTCTCCAAGGCCCGTATTTGCACCTTGCGTAAGAACTGCTTGCGCTACACCTCCCACAATGATGGAGGGGTTAAGCACATTACCTGAACTGCCTGTGCCTTGACTCAGCCGATTGTTGTTAGTTCCGTCATCTGACTGGAACACATTTCCGTCAGCTATCGCCGTCGGCGGTCTGGACTGCCTACTAACAAACGTCCCCTCGCTCTGGTTGTACCAGCTTGAGAAGTTCGTCCCGGTCATCACAGCTACATCTGCTGCCCTTGTTGCGGCTGCTGTGCCGGTGGGGATGTAGCTTGTGGGGAAGCTGCCTGCTTCGAGTTGGGCGCCCCATAAGTAGAGGCCGGAGGTGCCGTTACCTGTGTAAACGCTAGTGGTTGTAAAAAACTGAAGTCTGCATACCAAAGTTGTAGTAGTTTGTGCTGTAAAAGCCATAGCGACTCGGAACCATCCGTTGGGCAGTTCTTGGAATTCGCTAGATAAATACCCAGGTCCACCCGGATTACTGATAGTCTTTGTCCTAGGATCAAATACTAAAGTGATATTTGCCCCCCCAGCCACGCGTAGGTACAGCGACCGATTAGCACTAGGGGCGTCTTTAACAAAAACTGACCATGTGTACGTGGACCCTGCTGTGACTGCTATAGCCCTATCACCAGCATAATGCTCACCTGTTATTACAGTCTCTGTTATTAAGTCTGCGGAAAGCGTCCCGTCTGGAGATGCTGCTGCGTCTGGTGA